CAGAGAGAAGTATAAATGGCTCCAAGCGAGCCATACAACAGGAGTGCACCGAAGCTGCGAGCGAGCCTAGGAGGAGGAGTATAAGCAAGCGAGCCGTGTTTACGAGTACACTGGGAACACGAGCGAGCCATCAGAGCAGAGTACATCAGCTGAATCTAGCGAGCCAGACAACGGGAGGGTACCGGAAGGAGCCAGCGAGCCATACAGTGGAGCATGCCAGGAGCAGAAGCGAGCCAATCAGGAAGAGAGCACCAATGGTTAAGAGCGAGTCAGGGTTGTGAGTATCCCCCGTGAAGCAGCGCTGTTTATGATAGCCATTTGGAAGAGTACGAGGATGAGATCGATGAGCGAGACGAAGTGGACTAACCTGCAGTGGACGGCGAAGTGGGCTGTCCGCGATGGGCACCAGAGTATGTCGGAGGATTTGTATGTCTTGTGCGAGATGCGCCGGCGCGTGCAAACCGATCGCATTCGGACCAACAACCGAATTGAGGCGATCAAGCGAGGCGACAGTCGAATGTCTGAGCAGATGCTGACATGGCTCCAGGAAGAGTACTCACACTACATGGCTATGGAGCATCGCCTGACAGAGCGCATCAGGGTGGTGGCGAAGGACCATCCCATGATTGCCAGGATGTGTCGGGTACCCGGCGTGGGGCCCGTGCTGGCGGCTATGCTGTATTCGTTGCTGGACATCTACAAAGCCCCCCATATCTCATCATTCTGGAAGTACTGTGGTATGGGGGTCGCGCCGGATGGCAAGGCAGATAGACTACAGAGGGGGACGAAGGCCAACTTCAACAGGAAGGCCAAGCAGGCCTGCTACCTCATCGCCATGTCTATCCTCAAGGCGCATGGGCGTCGCGAGAATCCATACGGCGCGCTGTATTACAAGATGCGCGACCAGTATTCCGAGACAAGGCCAGGCTGGACAGAGGCTCATGTTCACTACGCAGCGCTGAGATATATGATCAAGCGCTTCCTGGCACATCTCTGGCTGGTGTGGCGTGAGGAAGAGGGCTTGCAGGTGCACCCGCCCTACGTGCAGGCACGCCTCGGACACACCCACATTGACTCACCCGCCGAGTACGGTTGGTACGCTGATGGTGAGTATATTCCGCCTGAGGATGACCTCTATGACGACGCAGTTGGAGACATAGATGGGCTATGAGGATTGTTGAATGAAGACGTGGTGGGAGCGTGCAGAAGATAATGCATTTGGTATTGTGGCCTATCTTTGCTATAACTCCTCAATACGCATTGTGGGGGATGGTGTCAAGAGCCACGGGTCCTATGTGATGCGCTTGCCTTATAGTCGCAGGTCGCTGCGCATGAGGTCGGCGCTGGGTGGAGACTTACCTGATTGGTGGGAAGATCGACAGGATCAAGAGGTCAACGAGGGAGTTTGCTGTGAATGAGTATCGGGTCGCCTCTCCGCAGTACTCTCGGGATGATGTGCCGGACGCCATCTGGCCATCCAACAATGAGTATGGTATACCTACACTGCTTACTAACCTGCAGGCTGAGAATCTGATCACTCCCGTACATGCTTGGGGAGAAGTGGCGAGATCGAGGTCCATGCTCGGCACCTGGCACTTCTACGTAGACGATTATCGCTTCCGCCGGGTGTGGGCGCGACCCTATGAAGTCCTCAACACCAGCTGCGCAGCCTGCGTGGAGGTCAATTGGACGGTAACAGCCGAGATGCCGCGCGCAGTGCGCCTATTCCGCATCTACCAAAAGCGTTGGCTGGCGCGCTTCTGGCAGACGAAGGGCGTGCGCATATGGGCCGATGCTTCCGTGCCGCTCAACTGCCTGGATGATGCCCTGCTCGGCATCCCCCCCGGGTGGAAGGCATTTGCGGTGGGGGGCACATCGGCTGATGCGGAATATGTGCAGGATATTGTCACGGAGTTGCGCCAGCGCTACGGCAATCCGATGATATGGATCGTCGGGGGCAGCGAGTCGGTGAAGAGGGTGGCGCTGGGTGAGTCTTGCCTGTGGACACCGGCAAGAAGGAGGAGAATGGTATGATTGATGGTCAGCTGCCAGCGGCGAGATGTCATGGGTAGGTCAGGGGGATTACGCGGTGGTGGTGGCGGGGTCAGCGGTCGGGAGCTAACCCCCGAAGAGGTGTCCGGCCTGGTGGGGGGTGTCGACCCCGCTGTGGCGGCAGAGCTCTACCCTGTGGGGAGCTCCCTGATTGTCGGTGCGGGCCCCGATGCGGTCACCTACATCGTCTCATCCTACGAGATGCTTCCCAATGGCACGGTCAGACCGCTGCTCCTCCAAATATCGGGGCCCGGTGCGGCCAGTGCTACTCGGGCCGTGAGCTCGGCGACGTTGGCAGGCATCGAGCAGCCTATCAGGCTTGTATCGATAACGACCGATTAGGAGATCGCGCATTTGGGCCCAACGCAAAAAAAACGCCGGCAGGCGTACCCACCGGCGTTTTTGTGGTGCTCACCCGGTCACGCGCAGGTTGCACCAACCTGCGCGGACGCACAGGTCAATAGTCAACTGTGAGCCGTCCCACATGTGGACGGTCCATCGTTCTACGGAGTCGCGACGGCCATCGTCCCGGATTCGGCCCCAACCCTGGACCCTGACCAGGCCTAGGGCGAGGAGCGCGCGTAGGAATGCTCGCTCCTCCCGCCCCGTTTGATCCATTGGATCAAACGGAACCAGCTCTTCCATACGATACACTCTGCAGCGCCTGGAGCATGCACCTCCGCCGTACTGGAAGCGCGTCCCAGGGGTAGGGCGCACTCGACGCTGTGTCGCCACGTGCACGGCGTCCGCTGCGCGCGCGATCGCGCGTTACAACTGCGATGTGCGTGCCGTTGTCGTCACCGTGCGCCCCGTGGCCTGTGTTGTGCGCTGTGTACTCGACGGGCAGTGCCTGGAGCGTGCGCAGGAATGCGCTGCGGTCAAACTGGATGTCACACCACAGCGCATTACAGTCGTAGCCGGTGCGGGTGTCCGGGAGCGCGCGTACGGCAAACTCGATGTCGCTTGCGCGCAGCCTCGTCGCCAGCTTCCGTGCTGCACGCTTTCCGGACGCATCGCGGTCGCGCACATAATACACCGTGCGCACGCCCCACCCGCGCAGGATCTCAGCGACGTTGTCGGGTATTCGCAACTCTGTGTAGAAGCACGCAACGTTGTACAGACCAAGGGTGAACAGCGTCCACACGTCCACAAAGCCACCCACCACCCACAGCGTTGCCGGGCGCATGTGCGCGATCCAGTCGCCGTGGTAGAGCACGAGGTCGGTCGGGAGCGTGGGCATGATGTACTTTGGCTTTGCAGCGCTGTTTGCATTCTTCCAGATCCGCAGCAGCGCCAGTCCGCGCGCGGCCGCGACGGGGAATGCGCAACCCGGCGCGCCGCGGCGCGCTTCGTACACAATCTTAAAGTTGCGGATTGCCGAATCGGTGATTCCCCGACGGCGCAGCCAGTCGAGGCCGTCATCCGGACGATCATGGTCACTGTTACACTTTGTGTATATACTCATGATGTGCTCCTTCGCGGGTGCACCCCTTGCGCCCACCACATCTCAACAAAGCCATGCCCATGCCAGCGGGCACTGCTTGTTACACTGGCGTTAAAAATTTGCAACAACGGGGTTATCGGTGACGAAGGCGTTCCATAACTCCGGCCACAGGTGGCGGGTGGTCTCCAATAAGCCATACTGGTAGACGCGCACCGCCGTGAGTGGCCCAATGCGAGCGCGCTCGATGGGCATGCCCGCGTTGATCATCTGCGCGTAGGCGGGATGAATGGGGAGCTCATTCCCCACGAGATAGGCGAAGACCTCTGGCGCGCTCCAATCGTGCAGCGGGGAGCAGTGCCAAAGCCCGTCCTGCGTCTTGCGCAGCGGTTTGCGCAGCGCGAAGCGTCGCCCTGTGCTCTCTTCTGCCCGTAACCCCATCGCAACCCCGTCGAATCCATAGTGCCCCACAATCTCGCCCCACGTGTCGGCCTCAAAGTCTACTGGGCGCGGATTGGAACACGTCGGCCAAGTGCCAAACTCGGCAAAGAATTCATCTGCGCTGCGGCGCTCTCGGACGCGCAAAATGTGGATGCCATAATGCTTCTCTGTGGCCTCCACCACCTCCAGCGTCCCAGGCGGCAGCCAGTCCTCATCATGGAAGACAACTTGGACCTCTGGACGTATGCGTAGCACAATGTCCACAAGACACTGGCTGTCTTTACCACCACTGTAGGCGACATAGGGGCGCTCCGTGCGGCGCAACAATGCGCGGACGAGGCGCTGTGCGCTGTTGACTCGGGCGCGCATTGGGGGCAGGCGCCAATGGAGCTTAGACATGGCCATTAAGGTATCGTAGTCCATCTCACCGCTCCGGTAGCGCCAGCGTCCTCAGGTTTGCCCTGCCCCAATAGGGTGGTCGGATGCCATACATCCCCGTCGGCGCGCTTGGCGCTTCTGGAACTGGAACCCCACGCACGAGGCGCCCCCCCAACCACACCGAAGCGTCTTCCTCTATCGGCGTAATCTCCCATCGGATGACCCGCCCCCAGCCCTGCGTCGCTTTTTTTCCAATATGCGTCACGGTGCTGAGGAGGTACGCGATGGCGTCGAAGTCACCAACACAGTACCAGTCCAACCAAAGTGCGGCACGATAGTAGATCAGTGTATGGTATGACTTATAGCGACCCTTCCCCGTCTCGATCTTCCCCCGCCGACCCTGGAAGTCTACCAGATACTCGAGGGGCGTATCGAAGCGTTTGTTCCAATACTCTTTGGCGTGCACCGTGTGCTTCGGCCAGATGGCCCAGGAACACTTGTAGTACCAATCCGGCGTACCCTCATTGGCGACGGCCAACGGAAGCGTAATGTCCGCGCTTCCGTCGTACTCAGGCGGCGTGACCACCTGCACACCCAGCTGGTCGCGATGCGCTTGGTACAGCAGAATGCCGTCGAGCGGCATGTAACCGTCACTTACCACACCGCTGCGTAGGTATGCACGCACATGCAGGTTATTTAAAACCATCGAGCAGCTCCCGAATCTCTTTGCTGTGCTTCTGGAGGTGGCGTATATACTGGTTGCCGAGTGGCAGCTGCAGCTCTCGTCCTTCCGGCGCTAGGCGTGGGTTGATCTCGATCCAGCGGTCGAAGTGGATCGCCACCTTCCCGTGCCCTACTGCGCTCTTGCCGCCGATATGTGGCGCTTTGCTGAATTCCACCAATGTGACACAGAATGCCTCAAATTCCAATGGCGTCACATCCTCCAACACGATGTCCCAATAGAAGCGCGTGCCGGCGGCCAGCGTCTCGACGTAATAGCGCATCTGTTGCTTCTGTCCGGTCTCGCCCGCAGGCGCGTTTGGGTCATCGAGCAGCAGTTGACGCTGCCTGGCGGCGCTCGCTTCCAGTAATGCCCGCTCGTTTGGGTCAATCAAAGCGCGTAGCGTCTCATTTTTCTCATCGTCGCGTCGGGTGTACGCTTCCACTTGACATAGATCCCAAATGCTGCAGCATTCCGCATGATATCTGTCTGGAATCAAATGCAAGGTCTCGGCGCAGAGGGGGATGAACTTGCCGACGCGCAGCTTCCCTGGCATGATTTGATTCCCCATCGCCCCCCCAAACACGGACACCAGCGGGATAAGCTCGCGCCAGCGACGGGCTTCGTCAAGGTCCAGCCCGCGCGATCCCGTCTTCGTCAATGCGCCACCGGAGAAGAGGAAGTAGAAGGCGGCGAGGGGGAGGCCAAACACCTCTCCCGTCTCCTCATTCACCCCATACCCCAACGTCCTCAGCATGTGCAACATCCCCCGATCGCGAAGAATGCCGCGAATGCTGTTTCCGGAGATGATGGGAATCTCTTCGACGGTACCGTCGGGGAGGACAATGCGCTCACGGCGAAGTCTGGCGTTTACTCCCCCCGTCTCGCCAATCTGTGAGATAGATGTGAGCGCTGTCGCCATACCTTCAAAAACGTAGGTCTGCATCATTCCGCCTCCTCAAACTCTCGGTAGGTTGCGTACTTCTCCTGAAGCGCAACGCGCACCATCAGCACAACGAGCGACGTCTCATTGCGTATAAGATTAAGTAACTCATGATCGTGACCTGCATTGAGTATCTTCACGCAATCGGCACGCTCTTCCTTGGTCATGCCCATCTGCGCGTTCAGCCTATCACAAAGCTTAGTGACGAATTTACCGAGATTATTTGTATATGTGCTGCTCTTCACCTCATCTTCGAATTGTCTCCAGATGGTCTGGCGGTAGCGCGCCTTATATGTCGAATCCATGCCCCGCCATATCGCGGTCAACAGTGTCACCGCTTGTGCTCTCAAATGATCAGTCTCCATTCTCGTCGCTCCTTTGGGCTAAGAATAAGGCGAGGTCAAAGAGGGGTTGGCCTCGCCATTGGGATGCGGTGGCTTCGAGACGCATGAAGCGCTCGATACCGAATTGTTGAATGCTGCGCATCGCATAATGTCCAGTCGCTATCTCTGACTTTGTGAATACCTGGTATAGCGCATCCACGACATCAAGCTTTGCGGCCAATTGTTTTGGTTCTACGAAGATGGGCGCCTCTTCAAACTGTACCCACCCTGCAGCAGCGTCTTCGTCGTTCCACCGCGCACGGAAGACGAGGTGCTTCTGGCCACTCACGGCAATGACGGCGAGCTTTGGGAATGGCACACCCAGGAGTATCTGTCGCATTCGCCACTTCTCCGCTTTGCTGAGTGGGATCCATTCGCCCGCTACGATGAAGTGGCTGTAGTTGCGCATGCGTTGGGGTTTGTCTAGGCCTAAGCGTTGTTGAAGCTCCACACTGGCCTCGTCCAACCAGAAGAGACAAGCGTCGCACACCACCGAGCCTGGGTATAACTTGTCATGATTCGTGAAGGTGTCCCGTACCCATGCATCGAATGGCGTGCCATCGTCTACGCTTAGGCCACAGAAGCGGCACCTGTTCATGTTGTCGCGATCTGGTATATTAGTCTTCGTGTAGTATACTGCAACTAGCCGGCACAAGCGAGGAAGGATTTGCATGAAGTTTAACGATCCACGGGTGCAGCAGACGTTGTTGGACTGCATCGCATATGGCATGACGGTGCAGGATAGCTGTGCTGCAGCTGGCGTATCGAAGAGGGCATATTACCATTGGCTCGGACAGGCTAGGGATGCCCTGCGCCGCCAGGCGGAGGGTGAAGACCTGTCAGAGTCTGACAAGCAGTACATCGAATTCTTGGAAGCCGTGAAGCAGGCTCGTGCGCTAAAGATTAGGAACCTGCTAAAGCAAATCGAGGAGCACGGACAGCGATCTTGGCAGGCGCTGGCCTGGATACTGGAGCGCACCGAGCCGGCCATGTTTGCCCAACGACGTGAGGTCACCAACTGGGAGGCCACCAGAACCGCGCTGATACGCATGGGGCTCACGCCGGAGGATGCAGAGCAGATTGTATCGGACATTGTCCGTCAATTCACCGAGGTGGCGGTGCGGGCAAAGCGCAAAGAAGTCTACGCGCTGCCGCCTGGCGAGGATGATGATGACTGATTATCCCCCTATCACGATACCCGATAGCATCGTCCAGGCGCTCATGCAGGAGGCTATTGTGCGTGCCGAGCGAGCGCTGCAGGTCCGTGCTGTTGACCTGTGGAAGCCCAACCCAGGTCCTCAGTCTGATGCATACTACAGCGAGGCTGACGAGTTATTCTTTGGCGGCGCGGCTGGGGGTGGCAAGACCAGCTTATTGTTAGGGCTGGCGATGACTGCGCACAAACGTTCCATCATCTTCAGGCGAGAATACTCACAAATGCGCGAGTTGGAAGACCAGTCAAGACGAATACTGGCTGGCACTAGAGCATCATACAATGGCCAGATGCATATCTGGCGTGATGTACCTGGCGGACGGGTGATCGAGTTTGGTTCAGTACCCTATGACCATGATGTCCAGCGCTATCAAGGGCGCCCGCACGACCTCGTTGGCTTCGATGAGATTACGCACTTTACCGAGGAGCAGTACAGATTCCTGATTGCTTGGAATCGCTCGGAGGATCCCAACCAGCGGGTGCGGGTGGTAGCAACCGGCAACCCGCCGTCCTCACAAAGTGGAGAGTGGGTGATACGCTACTGGGCGCCTTGGCTCCATCCACACCACCCCAATCCGGCCAGGCCGGGCGAGCTACGCTACTTCGCCGTCATCGATGGCAAGGATGTCGAGGTGGATAGCGGCGAGCCATTCATGCACAACGGTGAGCTTGTCGTGCCCAGATCTCGCACTTTCATTCCGGCGCGCCTGGAGGACAACCCGCACCTAGCACAGACGAACTATCGAGCCGTGTTGCAGTCCCTGCAGGAGCCACTACGCAGCCAGCTTCTGTACGGGGACTTCAAGCTGACCATCCAGGATGATGAGTGGCAGGTCATACCGACCGAGTGGGTGCGTGTGGCTCAGGAACGTTGGCGCAAGCTGGGTAAGCCGGATAATCAGCCAATGCGCGCCTTGGGTGTGGATGTGGCGCGGGGCGGATCGCATAATACCGTACTGGCGCCTCTGTGGGGCGAGTACTTTGGCGAGTTAGTTATCATTCCCGGATACAAGACAAAGGATGGCGCAGCCACAGCGGCGTATGTCTATAAGCATCTCAAGGACGAGGCAGTGGTCTATATAGACGTCATTGGTGCCGGCTCGTCAGCGTATGATGTACTGAAGGAGCAGCTGGGTAGGCGAGTGGTGGGGGTTAATGCGGCGGGGAGAAGTAGGGGTAGATCAGCCGATGGCCACTTCCCCTTCCACAACATGCGCGCGCAAATGTACTGGCGACTGCGCGAGGCGCTCGATCCCACCAGTGGAATTGCACTCGCTCTACCTCCTGACCACGACCTGCTAGCCGACTTGACTACGCCCCGGTACAGCGTGACCGCACGTGGCATACTGATAGAGAGCAAGCAGCAGGTAGCCGATAGGCTGGGGCGCTCGCCTGACAAAGGGGATGCAGTGGCTCTGGCGTGGTGTTGTGCACATACCAAGGCCAAGGTTGGCCGCGTGTTCTCGTCACCGATATACTGAGGTTGATATGCCAGCGATACCAGCAATATACAATCCTGATAACCAAGCCATCAATCAGTTGGCAGACGATGAGCGCACAAGACGCAATGGCCTGATTGATGCTTATTGGCGCTATTACGAAGGCCGACACCGGCGCTGGCTGCGACAGAGGCCCGGTGATCCGGACTTCAACATCACGCTTAATCTGTGCGGGCAGGCGATTAACAAGCTGGTGGACTTTGTTGCTCCTACTGCGCCGACACTGACGCTGCGTGGGGGCATTCAGCGCACAGTGGCCCCGGACGGCTCGCTGGTGGAGCAGAGAAGTCCGGAGCAGCAAGCCCTAGATCGCTTTTGGGATGTCTCCGACCTGGACGTGGACTTCACCGATGTCCTCATATCTGGCTTCGTCACGGGCCACACATTCCTCAGGCTCATCATTCGAGAGGACAACAATGTCGAGGTGAGACTCCTCGATCCCCGTCACGTCACGGTATTCTGGAATGTTGCCAACGTGCGCCAGAGGTTGTGGTACAGACTCTATTGGATGCAGGCCACCAACGAGGAGCGCCGCCAAGATATTGTACCAACAGCACTGCTAGTGGCATCGGGTCGCGTGCCTAGAGAGCAAATCGAGAATATGTCGGAAGAGGAGCTCAACAGCTTCCTGGCGTCATGGTCGGTATTGGAGTACGCCAAGCCGAGTACGGGAAAGTGGGAGGTAGTGGCAAGTGATATGTGGCCGTATCCATTCCCACCTATTGTGGACTGGAAGAATGCCCACCGCCCGCATGAGTACTATGGTCTCTCGGACCTGGCCCATGCCGATCTTAACGATGCAATTAATCTGGTGGCCAGCAATATTGCCAAGATCATCTTCCACCATGCCGGCCCGCAGACGGTCATTGTGGGCGGCACACTCGGCCAGGCGGGGGGTGAGCGCACAGTGGATACAGGCCCCTCAACCGTGCTGGAATTCGAGGACCCCGACACCAAGGTGTACAATTTGGAGATGACCTCAGACCTGGCCGCGTCACTCAATATGATGCAGGTGTTGAGGGAGACATTCTTCAGTCAGATGAGGGTCTTTGATAGCAGCGCGCACAAGGATAAGTTGGCCCGTGTGACCAACTTCGGTGTCAGGATGCTGCACAATGACATGATTGGCATGATGCGCTCCAAGCGCCACCTCATCGGTCGTGGTCTGGCGGAGACTGCGCGGCGAGCGCTGTTTATACAAGGGTTTGAGGTTGAGCGTGACCAGATACAGGTGAATTGGGACGACCCGATACCGCAGAATCGGGTCGAGCTAGTCGGTGCACTGCTACAGGAGCAGCAGATAGGTGGCACATCTATACAGACGCTGCTGGAGGACCTGGGGCGCGATCCAACGGTTGAGCATTCACGGCGCAAGATTGAGGAGCGGGTGGCAACCGATGCCGTAGCGGATGTACTGGCTCGCATTGGGGAGCGAGGCGGGCCAGTCCTCGGTACCAGGCAACCCGGGAGAGTGAGATAAGCAATGGTACTGGCAGCGGAGCGCAATCCTAAATTGGCGATTACGAACATTGTAGATAATGTGCGTGAGGAGCTGGAGTCTCGTCTACAACAGTTTATAAAATTCGCCAGGCGAGAATACATTGAGAATATGGAGAGTGTCAGGGCGCGCATTGGTGACCTAGAGGATGAATTAGAAGGTATTGTGGGCGAAGACCAAGTGGTAACACAAGAGGCCATCGAGTCCTCGTCAGTATATAACAGAATCATAGGTGAGTTGCTAGATAATGGTGACGACTATGCCAAAATCATTAAGGAGGCAATCATCGAATTTGGTGATGATGCAGTACTGATAGGCGCGAATATAGCCGAAGAGCTGGCGCTGGTTAGCGCAGGCGAGGGCGCCGAGGTGTTGTTCGATGTATGGTCACGGCCTGATCCCGAGGTGGTGTTGCGAGCGATAAGATATGTGGACCACCCAGAGTTTAGAGCAATCTTTGATAGGTTTGGTCAGGATGTGGCAGACGGTGCCACCGATCTCATCAAGAGAATGGTGGCGAGAGGTGCAAATCCAAGGAAGATCGCACGGGCGCTGGAGGCATACTGGCTGTTGCCATATTCTTGGGTGGAGAACACGACGCGCACGCTACAGTTGTGGAGTTACAGGACGGCTACGCACGTGGCCTATGCGCTCAACGATCGTGTGGTGAGGGGGTGGATGTGGTGGGCTGTGTTAGATAACCGCACCTGTCCCCTGTGCTGGAGCATGCACGGCCAGATATTTACCAACGACCAGATACTTAATGAGCACCACCGAGGGCGATGCACGCCGGTTCCAATCGTTGTGGGCAGCAGATGGGCAGACACGGTCGAGACGGGGAGAGAGATATTTGCCAGACTACCTACAGGCCAGCAGCAAGAGATAATGGGGGGCAGCCTGTGGGAAGCCTGGAGCAGCGGACAAGTGTCATGGGATGACATTGTGTCTCCCTACCAGCACGCCGTCTTTGGGGAGATGTTGACCACAGCGACGTTAGGGCAGGCTCTTGCAAATGCCGCAGAGCGATGATATTGTATAGTTGGGCTCCGTTGCGAATCAAGCGGCCAGCCGCAATCCGGCTGGCCGCTTGATTTGGGAGTGTGCGAGGGAGGCACACGGGCATATATAATAGTATGGTGACCAACACATGTCAAGGAGTAAACCCATTGTATGTACGTGGTTGCAGCTGGCTGAGGCGCTAGCCCCCCTCCATGGGTGGGACAAGCGCTACCTAGACAGATTGCACGACGTCTGGAAGCTAGGTGCACCAACTCCAGATTCGCATATCCTGGTGCCTGCCGGCTACGACGAGCGTAAGCTCCAGCCCGGCAACACAGAGAGACGCATTGTGGCGCCGTCGAAGCTGGAAGCGTGGGTGGTTGAGGTAGCCCAGGCACGCGGGTGGCCCATGACCATGCAGGATGCATGTGAGATTATAGAAGGACGAGGTTATGTCAGAGGACAAGCTAGATCGCACACTCGCAGATGAGCCTCAGGATATTGGCGGGTCCGATCCTGAGCTGGGGGCAGCGCCGGCACCTCAGACCGAAGAGGCTGAGGCTGAAGGGGCAGATATGTTGCCACGCAAGGTTGTAGAGGAGGCGCGGCGCGAGGCTGCCAAATACCGCATCAGAGCGCGAGAAGCGGAGGAGCGGCTGAAGCAGCTGGAATCCGCACTGCAAGAGCGCGAGATGAAGGAGTTGGAAGAGCAGAAGCGCTGGCAAGAGATGAGCGAGAGGTACAAAGAGCGCGCATCTCAGTTAGAGGCTGAGTTGAAGGCGCAGAAGCTGGCCTTTTTCAGACAACGGGTCGCCAGTAGATATGCCTCTCGCCTGCCGGCGCAAGAGGGTGTAGATGTGGTTGGAGTATTCGCCGACCTTCTCCAAGGAGATGACGAGGAGGCAATGGCGAGGCACGCTGAGCAGCTTATTGCGTTGTTTGGTGTGCGGGCGCAGCAGGCACAAGCTCAGCCCTCCCCCACTGCATCGCAGGCTGTGCGTCAGACGACGCAGGCGGTCCCAGGCGGACAACCCATTGGGCGGACAGACGAGGATCGCCGCCAGGAGTACTTCGGCGGTGGTGATATGTCTCGCTCGCCCATATTCCAGAAGGGTAAGGTTATCTATCACGGGAACCCTTCTGACTTGGAACGTCCGTTGAGTGAGTAGGAGGAAATAACATGGCAGTTTCTACTGTCTCGTCGCTCAATGGCCTATTCAATGCGATCTTCGAGGATGCCATCTTTGTCGCACGCGAAGTCAATCTCATGGCTGGCCTGGTGACCAACTATACAGCCAACACGATGGCTAACCGTAGGCTGGGTATCTACCCAAAGCTTAATGCGACAGAGGTAACCGAGGGTGTGGACTTCACACTGGCTACTGAGTGGACGAAGACCGACCAGATGACCATCACACCAACAACCAAGATGGTGCAGGTGATCATCACCGATGAGCGCTTGATGACGGACCCGGACGACGCGCGCCGGGATGCCAGCACGGAGATGGGTGCTGCTATCGGTACTCGAATAGACACCGATCTGGTAGGACTCTTCTCTGGCTTCTCTGCCCGCAAAGGTGCAGCTGGAACGACGCTGACTATCAGTAATTGTGCAGCGGCTGTTGCCGTGTTGCGCAACAATAACGTGCCCAACCCAATTTGGTTCGTGCTCCATCCATACCACTGGCACGACGTGTGGGTTGAGCTTGGTCAGCCGGCGGCAAACCAGGCATTCCTCGGCGACACTGCCAATGAGGCGATGCGCAGCTACTATGTTGGCACCTTCCTCAATGCCCAGTGGTTTGTGGACGCCAACATCTCTGTAAACGCCGACGACGATGCCTACAGCGCCGTCTTCCACCGCGAGGCCCTCGCGCTCGATACGCGCACTCCACCAACGATGGAGGTGGAGCGCGACGCTAGTCTACGCGCCTGGGAGCTCAATATGATCGTTCGCTACGGTGTTGCTGAGCGACGAGACAACTTCGGTGTCGGTCTCATCGCTGACGCCACCGAGCCAACGTAATGAGATGGACTGCAAGGAGGTGGGCATAGCAGCCGCAGAATTGGAGCACGGTGGGTACAGCCGTCAAGGCGACCGGAGGTGCGTCGGCGGCTGCTCGACTTCCTGCAGAGAAGCCTGGCGCCCTCACCCTTGTGGAGGGCACCATCTTCAAGGGATAACAGGTTGTACTGGATTACCAGTGTACTGGGGACTGTGTCGAAGGTGGCGGACAACGCCACCTTCGACTGTGTCCCAGGTCTTGGTAGCTGATTTGCGCAATGTATGTGCCCGGTTGTAGTACCGGGGTACATATTATAGGTGGACAATGAAGATATTGTGGCATAGTAACGGTCCCAACGTGCCCAGCGGTTACGGGGTACAGACTAAAATTTTTTGCAAACTTCTGGTAGAGGACGGTCACGATGTCATTGTGTCTTGCAATTGCGGCTTACAGGGTATCCCGATGCGCTGGGAGGGCATGCTGATCCTACCCAGCACAGTAGATGAGGTGGGCAACGACAGCCTAATAGCACATTATCTCGATAACTCTCCTGATGTCCTCCTCATCCTGTATGACGCGTGGCCATTCAATCCGGATGTGATCTCCCAGATACCCGTATCGCTGTGGGCCCCAATTGATCATCGCGAGGTACCGCCGCAGGTCGCCGACATCTTGCGGCTGGCGCGTCACCCAATCGCCATGAGCCGTCATGGTGAGCGGGCCATGCGCGCTGCAGGGGGCATTGACCCATTCTACGTTCCTCACGCTGTAGATACCGAGATCTATAAGCCGATAGACAGGCAGGAGGCTCGCAAGCGACTGGATGTTGGGAGCAACACATTCTTCGTCGTGGTCAACGGAGCCAACAAGGGTAATCGCAAGTCGCTGGAGCTCATCATTAAAGCATGGTCGATTTTTACAGAGCGCTACCATTACGATGGTATGCTTCTGTATATGCATTGTTATGCCGAGGCTACACACGGTATAGATTTACTGGCATGTGCTAAGTATTATGAGGTAGACCCCAAGACAATACGGTTTGCGAACTCATATCATTATGTTATGGGGCGCTTCTCCCCCCGCATTATGTGTGACCTGTATAACGCCGCTGACGTACTGCTACAACCCTCGCGGGGTGAGGGTTTCGGCGTACCGCTCATTGAAGCGCAGGCGTGTGGTACCCCCGTCATCACCTGCGACGCTACGGCGATGAGTGAGCTCGTTGGGCCGGGGTATCTCATCGCTATAGATGCCATTGACGACTACATCTACACGCCAATGGGAGATGAGCAGGCCGAGCCGCCAGTGTCCCGGATTGTAGATGGCCTGGAGTGGGCGTATGCCCATAAAGGTAGCGAGCAATTGCGGTACAAAGCGCGTGCCTTCGCTATGGAATACGATAGCCAGTACGTATATAGCAAATACATGAAGCCGGCACTGGAGTGGATGGCCGAGGTCAACAGGTCGGCAACTGGTACCGACGCAGTGATAGAGCATTATCCACAATGACGGACATCGCTGTAGTATCCGTATTCCGAGATAGTAGTACGTACCTGACACGTTATCTGATGCAGGTGCTGGGACTCAAGTCACACTTTGAGTATATCCACTTGGTATGGCTGGAGGGAGATAGTACAGATAACACGCTACACAGGCTACGAGCGGCAGCTAAGGAGATTGCAGATAGGCACCTGCATATTACGCTGGCAAAGTATGATTTTGGCGGGAGGCTGTGGCCATCACTAGACCATGCTGCACGCCTGCGACAGGTTGTGCACCTCTGGAATAAGGTAATGCAATATGTTCCCGCCTATGAATGGGTGTGTATAGTGGTCAGTGAGCTCATATGGAGCGCAGATGTCGTCCCTAGGCTCATTGACCACGTGGCTCGAGGCCGGGCCGATGTTGTCTATCCGGCGCTATACATCAAGGGTAGTAATCTGTGGTATGACACCAATACATTCCGCCTCGATGGAGAGCGATTCCTCACTCAACCGCCGTACCTGCCCCGACCCTTAACCGATGGGGAGCAACAGAATTGGCCGCTGGTCAAGGTGGACACAGGGGGCGGCATGATCATCGCGACCCGTGATAGGGTGAGTATGGCACATTGGCAGGGGAATTGTATACTCACCTTCCCTGAAGATACTCGCTGCGTTGTTGACATGAGTGTACGGATAGAGCACCCATGAAGATCGCCGTCTTCTCGGATACACGACTACCCACCTCGCACGACTATGGCGGTCACGGCTTGGGCCACTCTGTGTTGCAATTGGCGGAAGGGTTGGCCGACAGGGGGCACGATGTCACACTCTTTGCGGGCCCTGGCTCCTCTACCGAGTTGCGACTCATTGTCCGGGGCAGCGAGGATGACTTTGTGCCGTATGTGGAGCGCTTTGATGCAGTGCTGGACTCCGGTCACAATCACCAAGCATCCAAGATTTATCCAGATGCTCCTATCGTTAATCGCTGTGCCGACATCGAGACTGACCCTGGCCCTAACGCCATATTCTTGTCAGAGTCTGATAGGAGACACTTCCGGAGACATACCAACACCGGCAGGGTCATACATACGGGCATAAAGGCCCCGGCACATCGCATGACGAGAGACAAGCATCCTTACGTCACCTATATGGGTGGATTCTGGGCCGGGAAGCAGGTTGTCATATGTATTGAGGCTGCGAGACTGGCCGGGGTCAAGATCAAGCTGGCAGGCCCCCCTTTACCCAGCGCGCCGATAAGTTACAAGCATGTCGAGTATGTGGGGCCGGTGTATGGAGACGCTAAGTGGAACTTCTTGATGCGGTCATCCGTGCATCTTGTGCCTATTGGCATCAGATCGGCACTCGAGGCCCAGTCATGTGGCACACCGGTACTGACCACGCCGTACCGAGGTATGCCGGAGTACATTGCGCCCGGTACGTCTGGGTACATTGTGAGAGACATTATCGAGATGGCCGAGCACATCGGGTTGGCGATGCAGTTAGATCCTGAGAATGTGTACAGGTACATCGTGGATAATCACTCGTTTGAGAGAATGCTAGATCTGTATGAGGCGGCACTCATGGACGTTGTCCAGGGAATGAGATGGTAGATTGGCGCGACGAGGCGTTGGTTGCGCTCAATACACAGGAGGCTCTTGATAAATTCTGGGCGCGCAAGAGCGTAAGAGATGGATACTTCACACCAATGCGCCTGTCATATTATGACAGAGTGGCGTCCTACCTTGAATTGAGCATTGATGATATGGACGACCCGATTAAAGTGTGCGATGTGGGATGTGGCCCAGGGTACATGCTAGCGGCGCTCAGTAGGCACTACCCTGAGCGCCACTTTGTTCTACACGGCGTAGACTGGTCACGGTCTGCCATCCGCTGGGCCAGGGAGGTGTGCCCGGATGCGACGTATCATGTTGCAAATATTACACATGGCTTAGATATACACGACGTGGACATTGTCTTGTCCCTGCAGACGTTGGAGTATATTGTCGAATGGCGACAGGCTTTGGACAACATGATGGCGATGCTCCGACGAGGTGGAGAGTTAGTAATCACTGTGCCTGATGGCCGATATGACAGCTGGGAAGGCCATGTTAATAGGTGGACGGCAGATGACTTATTAACACTGCTCAAACCATACGGTTGCCGGCTGGTCTGGCAATTCACATCCACACAACCTATGATCCTGGCTCACATGATTAAGGTGTAGGAATGGCACGCACTGGCATGAGTAGCCTCATTACCAGCCTGAGGCGTATGTCGGGGGCTGGCACTGCTGAATATGCACTGGGCACAACCACATACTGGACGGACGACCAGTTGGAGAGCGTACTGGACAGGTATCGCACAGATGTATACCGCGAGCCGCTGGTACTGCGACCAATCTACGTTAACGGCACTGCGCGCTACCACGATTACTACTGGCGGCGGGCAGAAGTCGAGCAAGCTACATCTGGCACTGCAGCTTGGAGGCTGGAGACGAGTGCGGGGGCGCTCATTGGAACCGCCAACTATAGCGTCAATTATGAGGCTCGCCATATCCGCTTCTCTGCCGATCAAGGTGGTGTGACCTATTACCTCACCTATAGGGCGTATGATCTAAATCGGGCCGCCGCCGAGGTGTGGGAGAGTAAGGCGGCACATGTTGCCGACCGCTTCGACGTAGAGACGGACAATCATAATCTACTAAGAAGCCAGCTATACAATCATTATATGAATATGGCAAAGATTTATCGCAGACGATCTCCGGCAATGACAAGCCATAGGACGCGAGCTGATGTCAACCCGTTGGGGCACCTGGACGGTACGTAACGCTGCATACAACGCCTGCCAGACTATATCTGTCAGCCTGGATGATTTTGTCCTTGAGACACAAGACAACGGAAGCCGCTACGCCTATCGCATGATCATTGCGTGGGGCGGGCTAGATGTGCTGTCTCAGGAGTCACGTAGGGAATTGGTCGTCAAAGTGGACTGTGCCGAGATTGACGCATGCGATAGCGAGGAGGCAATCGCTGCCCGCTTCCTGGAGAAGATAAGGGATGAGATTGATGCATATCGCAAGAGGTTATTAGGTGGCTAAGAGTAAGGATTGTGACAAGGTTGTTGCATCGGCGCGCGAGCTATTGAGCGCACTGGCCACTGTGCGATATATGGGATATGTCGCTAGCACGCCGCGCTTGGAACTAGCAGTTAAGGCTTTGCAGAATGCTCTTGACGAGGTAAGTAGCAATGGTGATGCTGACCAGTCTGGAGTTGGCACAGCTAAGAAGAGACGTAGACGATCTACTCCCTGACACGTGCAATATACTGCGCCCTGCGTCCACTGTGGATGATGCAGGCAATGTGATCGAGACGATGAGCACAGCGGTAGCTGGCACACCATGCCGATTGGATCCATTCCAGAAGTCTTCGGGAGAGTTGTCGGTGGTGAACCAGGAGATCGGTCGCAGCTACTGGTGGATGACGGTCAAGCACAACACGGATATACGGATAGGCGATCGCGTAGTATTCGATAGCGACAACTACGAGGTTGTGCAGTTATTTGATGACCATAGCCTACGTGTAGTACGTCGTGTGATGTTGGCCAAATTACAGCCGGATCCAGGGATATAACGGGTGTAATATGATTGTCTCGCGCATAACGATAGATAAGCACAAGCTGGATCGTGCACGCCGCATATCTGAGCGCAAAGCCGATGATGCTGTCGAGGCTGTAGCGCGGGAGGGCGAGCGCTATATCAAGACCTCATTCGGAACGTCCCCCTCGGCGCCCGGCGAGCCGCCCGGGGTTTTGACCGGCGCGCTGCGGGCCTCGATACATGTGGTCAACCTGGGCAATTTGAGGCGAGCCGTGCGTAGCGGCGTGGATTATGATGCTGCCCTAGAGTTTGGCACGGAGCGTATAGCGCCCAGGCCTTTCATGCGCCCCGGCGCTGAGCATATACGGCGCATACTACCGGATATATGGAATCACTTCCTAGAAGATGTGTAGTGCCCACGACGGATTTAGCTCTATTTATCATGACCATCGGCGGTATATTGATCATCGCGGTGTCGTGGTTGCTGTACGAAGTCTACTGATGCTGTTGCTGCTCTCTGCTTGCACTATCATTATAGAGCTGGAAGATGCGCCGACCCCACCAACCGACACTACAGCTACGCTGACAGTGACGCCGCCGGCCACACCATCTCCTCAACCTACCCCAACACAGGAAGTGGGCACGCCGCTTCCCTGGTGGTGGACAGACACACCAACGCCGAGGTGATATGCAGTACGTTATCCAGAAGGGGGTGTACTCGAAGCTCACGAGTACAGCTTCCTTGACGAATGCCCTGGGTGGAGCAAAGATATACTATGCGATGGCCCCGGTGGGCACCCAATTGCCGTATGTTATCATACAGGTGGCCGGTGGAGGCCATACCAACCGCACACCCCGTGACGAGTTTGACGTTGTCGTCAATGTCACGGTCAGAGCAGCCTCGGCGCAGGCCGCCGGGGCAATCGCGGACATTATCCGCGATACTTTACATCAGGCAGAGCTAACGCTAGATGCGCCTTGGACTGCCTACAACTGCCAGGAGACAGATATGATCCCCACCTTCCTGACGGAGGAGGACGGACGGCAATACTGGACTGCTGGTGGTGCATATCGTATACGAGCAGTGACATAGGAGGAGCATATGGCGTTTAGTAACCGCTATGTCGGCTCAGCGTTAGTCGTACAGTGGCGACGCGGCGGCAATATCTACACGCTGTCTGGTGACCAAACGGCATTTGAGATAACTTGGGAGACCCAGGCAGCGGATGTGACGGCTGCCAACGATGGCGGTGTCTACGAGATACCAACGCTACAATCGGGCTCGGCGTCCTTGACTGTGTTCCACACGGGCACCGCTGGTAGTACCGCCTGGTCACAGGTAACCCCAGGGGCAGTCGGTACCTTGTGGGTGGGCCCTCAAGGGACAGCTGCAGGGAAGCCGCGCATACGAATGCTAGCGTATGTGCGCTCAAAGCCGCTGAGCGTGCCCTACAACGAGGGGGTCACGCGTCAGGTCGAATTTACCATGCGCGGCACGCTGCTCGGCGACGTTGACTCCGACACTTGGTAATTGGACAGAGAGGGGAGATTGACTCTCCCCTCCAATGACAGGAGTGGCTATGACTACAAAGAGGCCCGTTGCATTTGACATCTCTGAGATGACCGTCAGGGACGGTATGGCATTCCAGAGAGCGCTCAGAAGTTGGGACGTGCCGGAGATCGCGGCCCTGCTGGCCCGCTTTGCCACATCGTGCCCCTGGGGTGATCCCAATGACCCCGAGACATGGGCAAATCTCCCCTTCTTCTCGGAGTTTAAGGGAGCAATTAGCGCATTCCAGCAGGCGCTGGAGATGGAGCGCACACGCGGGCGGTCGGAGAAGTATCCAGAAGTCGGCTTTGACTTGGAGCGCATCACGGCCATCGAGTTTGGGCGATTTGTCAAGGGCACCCAAGAGAATGATATTGGTGCCACAATAGACCTGTGGTCAAAGTGTGTGACCCGTTGCGAGTGGGGTGACCCCACCGACAAGCAGATGTGGATGCGTCTGAGGCTATGCTATGAGTATCAGTATGTGAGCGAGCGCTTCCTGGAGGAGGGGAAGCGTATCATGGGGGAATAAGTCAGGCTGTCTACATGAGTATGCTCTTCGATAAGCCAATGGGAGAGTATGATATGGACTATATACGCTTCCGATTGGCAGAGCTATTCGGGTGGACATACGAGTACATAGACAACCTCCCCTACCGCCACCTCATTGCGATCTTTGGCATCCTGGCGGGTAAAGCACAGGCCGAGCAGTTTAAGTCACTGTCAAAGAGACACTAGGCGGCTATGGCAACAAATATTGCCAATCTACAGGTTGAGATTGGCGCCGATATACGCGATTTACAACGCGGTCTGGACACAGCAGACCGCGATATAGGCAGCTTTGCAGGCCGGGCGGAGCGTACTTTATCCAACGTCGGTGACGCCATAAGGGATGCCCTCATCACCTTTGGCGTTGCTGCTGTAGGGTCGGCGGCAAGTCGGGCCGCAATCGAGTGGGAGTCTGCTTTTGCTGGCGTCCGCAAGACGGTAAACGCAACGGATGCGCAGCTTGCCGAGCTAGAGCGCGGTCTGCGTCGTCTGGGGACATCTATAGACAGCCCCGTAGCAGGTCTTGAGAATGCCAGTATACAGCTGGCGCAGATCGCTGAAGCTGCGGGTCAGTTAGGTGTAGCAGCCGACGACCTCCTGGCATTCACCGAGACGGTAGGCATGTTGGGTATGTCAACCAACCTCGCCGGCGAGGAGGCAGCCGTAATGTTGGCTCAGTTCGCCAACATTACAGATCTGGACCTGGGCGAGATGCGGAATGGTATATCCAACATAGAGCGCCTAGGTGCTGTCATCGTTGAGCTAGGCAACAACCTAGCCACCACAGAGCGAGACATTGTCGAGTTTGGTCAGAGGTTGGCCGGTGCCGGCGCTGCGGCAGGCTTTAGCGAGGCCGAGATACTGGCTATAGGCGGCGCATTGGCATCTGTTGGTATGAATGCTGAGGCTGGTGGTACTGCATTCAGCCGGGTCTTCAACGAGATGACCAGGGCTGCCGCGCTGGGCGGTGTAGAGCTGCAACATTTTGCGCGCGTCGCCGGAATGAGCGCGCAAGAATTCGCAGATACCTGGAGCAGCAATCCGGCACGGGCACTGGAGGCCTTCATCACAGGCCTCGGCGAGCTTGACGCAGCAGCTCAACTCCAAGCACTCGAAGATCTCGGCCTAACAGAAGTCCGGGTGAGCGACGCACTAAGGAGAATGGCTGGTAACTCTGAGCTGCTCTCTGAGGCACTACGACTGGCAAACAACGAGTGGGAAGAGTCAGACGCACTGGTTAATGAGGCTAACCAGCGCTTCAATACCACCAGGGCGCAGATGAATCTACTGCGCAACAACCTCACCAACGTCGCAGTCACGCTCGGACAGATGCTACTGCCTGGAATTAATATGCTGGTTGGCGCACTTGTCCCATTGTTGCAAACAATTGCTGATGCCAATCCTCTGTTGATAAAGCTAGGTGCAGCTTTAGCGCTTATCGCTATTGGCCCTGGGCCAATTTTAGGGACACTCAGCCCAATTGGTGC